ATGAGCCCGGGCAGCTGCTCGCCCGCCGCACGTCGAAGACGCTCCGCCTCGCCAGCGACTCCAAAGGCCTCCGCTTCGAGGCCGACCTGCCCGACACCACCCTCGGCCGCGACGTCCGCACGCTCCTCGAGCGGGGCGACCTCGACGGCCAGATGTCCTTCGGCTTCTCGGTCCGCAAGGACGAGTGGCGGGGCAACACCAGAACACTTCTCGACGTCGACCTCGTCGAGGTGTCCGTAGTCATCCAGGCCGCCTATCCGCAGACGGAAGCGGCCCTGAGGTCAACCAACAACGACGCCCGCGTGCGACGAGCCCGCGAGCTGCAAATTCGGAGCATCGAACTATGGCAACCATGAGCATCCACCACGAGCTCGGCAGCATCGCCGCCGAGATGCGGAAGGTGAACGACAACAAGGAAGGCTGGTCGGCGGCCGAGGTGGAGGAGCGTTTCGACGCCCTCAACAAGCGGGCCGTCGAGCTCGAGCTGTCCGCCCAGGACTCGGCCCGCTGGAAGCGGATCGAGCAGCTGGCGACCAAGGCGAACGACGCCCAGCTGCGGAGCGCCCCGGCCCCGCTCGCCCGCCTCGGCGGGTCCGACGTGACCGCGACCCCGGAGTACCGGGCTGCGTTCTGGAACTACCTCCGCACCGGCAACATCTCGGAAGTCCGGGCCATCTCGACCGGCACCAGCAACATCGGTGTGCCGCAGGACATGTACCGGCAGATCATCGAGAAGCTGTACGACCCGGTCACGCTGGTCGGCCAGGTCAGCCGCGTCAGCGTTGACGGAGACAAGAAGATCCCGATCGGCGGGTCCCTTCCGGCGTCGAACTTCATCACCGAAGGCAGCTCGATTTCCGGCACCGACCCGACGTTCTCCACCCAGATCACGGTCGACCCCAAGAAGGTCGTGACGCGGAACGTGGTCAGCATCGAGGCCCTCGCCGATGCGGTCGGCAACCCCGACATGCAGGGTTACATCATGCGGCAGCAGGCCACGTCGATGAACATCCTGCTCGAGAAGGCGATGGTGCAGGGCGGCGTGACCGATGCGTGGACGAACGGCCTGATGATCGCCGCGCATACCGCCAGCCAGAAGATCACCGGCGGCAACAAATACGCCAACATCACGGGCGACAACCTCATCGACTGCGCCCACAAGGTGAAGCCGCAGTACCGCACCGGCAACTTCCGGTGGATCCTGGACGATGATGCGCTCAAGGCCATCCGCAAGGTCAAGATTTCCTCTGCCGGTACTGCCGGCGACAACGAGTACGTCTGGAAGGTCGGGGCCAATCAGGACCTCACCGGCGGCATCCCCGGCACCATCTACGGCATCCCCTACACGATCAGCCAGCAGATCGACCAGTCTGCCATCGCCACGGGCAACAAGACCCGCGTCATGGTTGGCAACCTCGACTACGCCACGCTGTTCGAGCGTCAGGGCATGACCATGCTGGTCGACCCGTACTCGGGCTCCGCCAACCTGCAGGTGAACCTGTTCACCTACGCCCGGTACGACTTCCACGTGACCCTGCCCGATGCGTTCGCGGGCATCACGTTCGTCCAGGCCGAGTGATTCGGACTCCTTTCTACCTCCCGGGGGCGGGGCTTCCCGCCTCGCCCCCGGTTTCCCATGCTGTGGATCCCGCTCGACAACCTCCGGCAGGCACTGCGCGTCGAGATCCGTGAGGACGACGCGGAGCTTGCCCGTCTCGTCAAGGCGGCCAAGGACTACATCGAGCACCGCACCGGGCTCACGCTCGGGACGGCGACGAAGCGGCAGTACCTCAACACGTTCAAAGACTGCCTGCTCGAGGGCGCCCCGAACGCCATCAACCCGGTCATCGTGTACGAGAAGAGCGGGGCACCGGCAGTCCTGCCCGGCACCGACTACAAGGTGCGGTACACCGACGGGCCGCTGTCGCTCCTCGTCTTCGACACCGACGAGTCGCCCGACTACGGCACCGTCGACATCACCTACACGTGCGGTTTCGGCAACGCCGTGCCGCACGACCTGATGCAGGCCGGCATCGCCCTGGTCGCTCACTGGTACACCAACGTGGAGGCGGCGGCCCCGGTCGACCTGCGGCCCGTGCCGTTCTCGGCCGAGGTCATCCTGCAGGCCCGCAGCGTGCGGAGTGCCCTGCGATGATCGCCTGCGGCCTCCTCAACACCGTCGTGGGCATCATGCAGCCCACCGACACCACCGACGCCCTCGGCCGTCCCAACCCGTCCTGGGCGACCAAGACGTACGTCCGGGCCGAGGTCCGCGACGTCGGGGCCGTGGAAGGCGAGTGGGGGGGCGGCCCGGCCGTCATCAGGACCTTTGACCTGGTCTGCCGCTGGCCGACCCTGCAGCGCTACGGCGTCACCGAGCGGTGGCGGGTGGCGTTCAACGGCCGGGTCTGCAGCATCGTGGCCATCCAGGACATGAAGAACAAGCACCGCACCGCCATCGTCCGGGTGGTGGAGGTGGTCGAGTGATCGAGAAGGCCGTGTACTCGATGCTCACGACCGGCACACCCGGCACGGCCCTCAGCACCGCCGTCGGCGGGCGGATCGCCCTCGGCTCGAGGCTCCAGGCCGAGGGCCTCCCGTGCGTCTACTACGACGTCACCTCCGACGAGACGGCGGTCATCGGCGCCCGCAAGGCCATCGCCACGGTCGAGGTGCGGAGCATCTCGGACGAGCCCGGCGACGCCCTGACCAACGCCGACCTGGTGCGTACCGCCGTCGAGCGGACGGGCACCTTCGCCAGCGTCGCAGTCAACAGCGTGATCTACAAGGGCCGCACCCTCGACACCATGGCGGTGGGCGAGGGCGACGAGCACCGACCATCCATCGCGGTTTCCACCTTCGAGGTGTTCTATGGCTAACTCATCTGCCCTGTCCGCGGCAAGCGTCGCGGGCGTGTCGCTCTTCGTGGAGTCGTCAAACGTCACGGCCTCCCGCACGGTACTGCCCACCACGTCGCTCGGCGACAGCTGGGAAAAGAACGTGTACGGGGTCGCCCGCGTTTCCGGCAGCATCGAGGTGCTGTACGACAAGAGCGACCACGCCGCCATCGTCGACGCGATGGAGAACGCCACCGGCGCAGTGGCTTGCGTATTCACCTGGAACACCCTCGAGACCTGGACGGGCAACGCCTTCATCACCGAGGTCAGCGCGAGGGCATCGACCGATGACCTGGTCAAGGCCACCATCAGCTTCGTGGGAGATGGCACTTGGACGATCTGACCCGGGCGCTGAAGGGCCAGCCGAAGCCGATCCAGTTCGCGGGCGTCGCCTGCGAGCTGACCCGGCCGACTGTCCTGGACGCGGTGGTGCTGGCCGACTTCGTGGCCAAGAACCCGGGCGAGGACCTCAAGGCGTCCGCCTGGCTGCTCGCCCGCCACCTGCACCGGGACGGCAAACCGGTGTTCGCCACGCTCGAGGACGCGATGGCCTGCGACTGGAACGCGGTGAAACCCCTTCTGGAACAGGTGAACGCCCTGTACTCCGAAGGGGGAAACTGAGTCGGGACGCGAGACGGCTCCTAGCCGCGTCCTGCAATCGGATGGAGCTGACGACGCCGCTGGCGGTGGCCAACGGCATCAACGCCACGGATTGGGACGAGGCACGCAAATGGCTAGACCAACACAGGGCGTCAGCTTCACGATCAAGCCGACCGATACCGTCCTCCTCAACAAGGCGCTGAACGACGTCGATCGCAAGATCCGGTGGGACACCATGAAGGTGTACCTGCGGGACTGGGCCAAGGCCACGCGGCGGACGATGAAGAAGTTCGCCCCGAAGGCCAAGGCCGAATACAACCGCTACCGCGAGGAAGGGATCAACACCCCGCGGAACGGTGCGAACACCGGGACCATCGTGGCGGTCGAGCCGGGCGGCATGCTTCGTCGCTCGATCACCTACCGAGTCAAGCGGTACAAGCGGGGCCGTGTGATCTGGGTCGGCGTCGGCGGCCAAATGCCGACCGGCAAGGCATTCTTCCCGGCGGGCTGGCGTGGGCGCTTTCCAGAAGTGGGGGCCTACAACAAGATCCACAAGCGAGTGCTGGGCCGCACCCGCTACCGCTCCAAGGCATGGGAAGCCGTGCGGATGTACGGCGAGGAACAGATCCGTGAGGCGGCCAAGGCGGCCATCCGTGCGGGAGGGTTCCGCACATGAGCCGCAAGGTAGGCCTGAACGTCGCGCTGAACCTGAGCACCCAAGGGTTCAACAAGGGCATCACACAAGCTAAGTCGAGGCTGGACCAGTTCGGCAAGGACGTGAAGCGGCAGAACGAGGTGCTGGGGAAGTTCGGGGCTGCCGGTCTCGGCCGCGGCTTCGGGATGGTCGGCGGCGGCATCGAGGCCATCACGATGGGCGGCATGGCCGGCGGCATCGGTGCTGCAGCGGTCGCCATCGGCGGCCTGGTGTTCACCATCAAATCGGTGATGGCAGCCATCGACGGACTGAACAAGGCCGCGACCGACGCCCGCAAGACCATGCAGGCAGTCGCGGAAGGCAAGGCGGCTCCGGGCACGGTCTCGGGGTTCACGCCCTCGGCCGCAAAGGCGATCACGACCACGACCCAGACCGACATCCTGTCGGAATCGCTGGCGTCGAACCTTGCGCCGAGAGGCATGGAAGACGCCATGAAAGGCTACGTGGCATCCGCGGCCCCGAATGTGTGGCGGGCGTGGGCTGGTGAAACCGTCAACATCATGACCGACGCGCTTCTCGACCGGCAACGCGGATCCATCACCGCGCGTCTGGGTGCGGCAACCTTTGCCGCCGTCGCCGGCGACCTGGGACCGGTCGCGGCGCAGATGGCCAATCGCCAGCTTGAGGCTGCGCGCCGTGGCGAGGAGTACCAGAAACAGATGGCAGAAGCCATGAGGGGCAACTAATGGCCATCCAGACCTCCAGAGTTTCCGCCAGCATGGACGAGTCGGCGGGCCGCCTCGTCGAGAAGTGGATGGTGTGGGACACCGCCGGGACCTCGACGTACGGGCCTGAATCCGTCCTCGTCGACCTGCGGGCGTTGACCTCGCCCGCGGCCATCACGACGGGCCTGTACCCACGCAAGACCTACGCCTCCGCATTCAGTCAGGCCACCCTCGCCCAGACCATGCGGCTGCGGGACATCTCGGTGCAGATGGTGAACGCGAGCGCGGGCTGGATGGCCGAGCTGACCCTGACCTATGGCACCCGGTACACGCTGCGGCGGGACTCGGCCACGGCGGCCAAGGCACTGCTGCCGGTGAACCGGAGCGTGCAGCCGAGCACGAGGTCGATGGCCTGCTACCGCGACATCAACGGGTCGGCCGCGTTCCCGACCGGCACCACGCTCGAGAGCACCGCGGACATCGGCGGTACCAAGCTCGACGAGGCAGGCAACCCCGTGATGATCCCCGTGCCGCAGGTCACGGTGTCGCTGGTCTCGGTCATCGACTCGTTCCAGACCGACCTGACCGCATACGACACCGCCTGGGCGACCCACGGCCTGACGGTCAACAACGCCGCGTTCATGGGCTTCTCTGCCTACTCCTGCCTCCTGACCGATGTCGGGTTCCAGCACCTCGACGACGAGTATTACACGGCCCGCATCACCTTCCTGCACGACACGTACCTGTTCTTCGAGCAGGTGGCCAAGCGGGACACGGACGGCCGGATCAAGACCGACACCACCAACGGCCAGGCGTCCGACGTCCGCTGGAAGCGGGCGAACGTCGACGCCACCAACTGGAACGCGAGCACGCTGTTGCCGACGGGAACGTGGGCCTATGACCGCCTGCTCAAAGCCGAGTTCGGGGTGACCCCGTGAGAGGGATCCGCACGGCGATGGTCGAGGGGGACCGCCTGGCGGCGTCGACGTTCGACCGCGCCAACGCGGGGTTCTCGACCGCCCGCGAGCTTGAGAACTTCCGCACGGGCATCGGCCCGATCGTCGGACAGATCGTCATGCACACGGTGGTGACGGCGGACCTGAAGTGGAAGTACGAATGGGCCGAGGTGCGGATGACCGCGTCCAGCACAAGCGTGGCCACCAAGACCAACGGCATCGCCTACGCCCGCGCCGGGTACGCGTACAACCTCAACGAGCTGGCGAACACGACCACGAGGTGGGCTCCGCTCGGCTCTCCGAGCAACGTACCCGCAGGCTTCAAGGTGAAGCCGATCGCCATCGACACGCCTTGCCTCATGTTCCCGATCCGCGACACCACCGGCAAGGTGTTCTGGGTCTTCGACAAGGTCAACGCCATTGACGGGGAATGCCCATGAGCCAGCAGTGGAACATACGCCTGAACTACAACCGGCCGCAGGTGCAGACCTTCGTGTACAAGGCCGGCTCGCCCGAGGCTCCCGTCGACCTCACCAACTACACGGCCGAGATGCGGCTGACGAGCCTGGACGACACTGACGCGGCGATCACCCCGCTAACCACCTCGAACGGCGGGATCTCGCTCGGCACCACCAACGGGCTGGTGACGATCAACGTGCCGACGGCCATCAACAGCTTCCCGGAAAGCGGCTCGCACCGGTTCTTCCTGATCACGCCCACCGGCGGGAACGTCTTCGTGACCAGCGGCACCGTCATCGTTGAGGACAAGCCATGACCGTCAGCCCGAGCGGCAACTGCACCAGCATCACGGTGAACGACGACGGCTCGGCCGTGGTCGCCAGCTGCAACACCGTCCTGAACCAGACAGTGACCGGCGGCGGGGGGATCGCCGACGGCCCCAAGGGCGACATCACGGTGTCCGCGTCCGGTGCCACCTGGACGATCGACAGCGGGGCGGTGACCTACGCCAAGATCCAGCAGACAGCCGCCGCCCGCCGCCTGATCGGCCGCCCCGAAGCCACGGCCGGGACCGTCTCGGAAATCAGCCTGGGCACGGGCCTCAAGTTCAACGGCTCAAGCCTC